ATTAATTTCAGCCCATGAACTCATGCTGCATACCTCACAATGACAACTCCTGAACCGCCTGTGCCGCCTGTAAGTGATCCAGTACCTGTTGCACCGCCACCGCCACCACCTGTGTTAATAGTTCCATTTGATGCGTCAGCTCCACCGTTTGTTGCACCTGCTCCACCACCTGCTGAAGCTGTACCACCTGCTGCTGGGCTGTATCCACCGCCACCGCCACCGCCAGCAATGTATCCGCCTACGCCTAATCCTGTAACAGATAATGCAGTTCCAAGCCATGTTGCATTTGTATAAGTATTTACACCAGCACCACCGGCACCAGCACCACCAGAAGTTCCTGAACTGCCGTTTGCACCAGCACCACCGCCGCCACCGCCGACATAAGCAGAAGCACCGCTACCGGCGCCGCCATTAAATCCTTGTCCTGATGTGCCTAAGCCGTTGCCTGATGTTACAGATGATTCACCGCCACCGCCTGAACCACCGTTTGACCCTGGACCTGAATAAATATTTGTGGCGCCACCGCCGCCACCGCCACCAACAGATGCGGTCAATGCGCCAAAAGTAGAATTATTACCGTTAGAACCGTCACCACCGCCGCTTGGACCACCTGCTCCACCGTTACCAATAACAACGCTGTAACTACCGCTTAAAGATTGTGAAGCAAATCCAAGTACGCCGCCAGCACCAGCACCGCCTGAACCACCATACATGGAGCGTGTAGTTCCACCACCGCCGCCACCGGCGATGACTAAAATATCTGCCGTTAGTGATCCATTAGTTACAGATAGTGTTCCGTTACCCGTAAAAACTCTGTAGTTAAATCCACCTGAAGTATAAAGAGTTCCCCCAGTTACGGAAACTACAGATGTAGGTGAAAATAACCCTGATGTAATGCAGCCAATCATTACCCGATTGCTCCAACAACATACCAAGTATCTGTTGCGGTCTTAATGCAAACTGCTGTCTTGTATTGACCCAAGGTTGGAGAAGCTGCAACCGCACCTGCTGAAAGAACTGTTGTTGTGCCTGATGTGACTGCTGAGATTGTGCAAAGTCCAGCGCCCTTGTTAAGAACTGTGATTGCTGTGCCAACTGGGAAGGCTACTGAGGCATTGGTAGGAATCTTAAACGCTACGGCTGTCGCCTTGTTCATAGGTACTAGGACTTGGTATTGATCATCGAGGACTGCGGTGTAATCGTTGGTCGCATCTGCATCGACTGTAAAGGTCACTAAGCCGTTAAAAATTGGGGCTGTCAGGATATCTCCTGTAACCGTTGGGAAGCCTGTTGCCATCTGTTTATCTCCTAGTAAGTCATTGCACTCACGCCAATTATACCGCGTTCTGTGCTTCCTATAATGAATCCATCGGTTATGGGCTCAAGTGTTGTAACTGTTACTTGCATTGAATTAGGGCTGATATTCCACGATAAGCCCTGCACCTGTAGGGTCTTTGTGATGGTTGAAGAATCAGGCTGGATATTGCTTATCCGCACATTGTCGAAATAGTCGAGCCCAATCATTGTGTCAGTTGGAACTGCTGGGTCTAGTAGATCAACGAGCATCTGGTCAATGCGGATAGTTGTCTCAGCTCTAGTGGCTACATAAGTTGCAGCGATATTGAGGGCATTGGCATCGGTATCGATAACCAAATCCTGTGCGCTGTACTGGTGAGGGAAGTACCGGGCGATGCTGTCTGCGTTCTGATAGAACTGGGCTGTGCCGCCTAAGCGAGTCATCTGGGCTTGATTTATGATGAGCTTGTCATCGAAGGCAAACACCAGGTTACGATAAGGGATACCGCCGGTCTGGTTAAACTCGATAGGACTTCCAGAGATAGATGAAGCTACTGAGTTACGATCCTTAAATACTGCTGTGCCAGAGCCGTTGATAAAGAACGCGCCCTGCTCAGAGAACTCAGCGTTCTTAATCGCGTTAAGGCTTGTGCGAAGCGTTCCGGGGTCAGCAATGCAGTTAGATTGTCCAGTAGCGATTGTGCGCATATTGGAAGGAAAGTCCACCTGATCCAATATCTTGCCTATGCGTGTGCCGGTTGCCTGTCCTGCTCCTGAGTCTGCAACGGTTGTTATCTGAGCCAAGTTAAACAACCTGAAAGCATCGGCAATATAGATATCGACATAGCCCATCTGCTCGGCTTGGTCATAGGTATAGCGGTACTCGGTTGTGTAACCTGAGAATAGGAACTCCTGGGTTGTTGCCGTTGTAGCTGCAATTCTGACCTTGCGAAGAGGTACTAGATAACCGTAATAAGGGCTGGCTGTGTTCTGAGGGTTGAAGTAAGAGTTTGGGTCTGTAATGCGTACAACGGCTGTGCCAGCGATATAGGTATCAGCTTGGATATCTCTGCCGCGGTTGATGGTTATGTTACGGACATTAGGGGTTAGATCAACAATTGGAACTGGGACTGTAGAAGAGCCAAGTGTGCCAGTACCTAGAACTCCGTACTTAGCATCGCCAATAGTAAACGGGTAGCCGAAAGTAGCACCTGAACTAAAGTCAAAGGATACGGATATCTCGGCAGGTAATGTCATCGACCAGCGAAACTTCCATAGGTTCTATTAACGCTCGATGAGACTCCTGATAGGGAAGTATCCTGTAAAGCTGTAGCAATTGCCTTACCATCAATATTAACCGACAGTTGAATCGGACCAGTAAAGTTAGATTGCTCCTCGGCTCTACGGAAGCTGCCGGGAGTTGATCTAGGGAATGGGGTCACATTGGTCTGTGGAACTTCAGGTACTTCAGGGAATGAAGGGTTGTTATTCCAGCCAAGAGAACTGTTAAAGTTTGGGTTACCTGTAACGATTAGGGAAGCCTTCTTTGCAAGTTCATCTAAATATGCACCCCAGGCAGTAAAGGGATTCTTAGCATCTGGAAGGCTTGCAAGATACCCAGCTAAGTCCTTGCTCAGTCCTTGAGCCGCCGCAATCTCAGTAGTTAGTTTCTTAGCTTCTGAAACATTGCCAGTAATCAAGGCAAACTGGAGTTCAACGCGCTTACGATCTTCATCAGACAACTTACCCTGAAGGGCAGCAATAAGTTGAATCTGCTCTAAGTCAAAGATTGATGCAGCCTTCTTAAGTGCTGCCTGTTTCTTCTGTTCTGCCGTTAATGCTTTGGCTGCCTTTGTTTGTGCATCAGCAAGTTTCTTCAGCTGATCCTGACGCTTCTTCTCTGCTGCGGCTGATGAATCATAAAGGTTAGCCTGTGCGCCACCCATGAAGCGGCGACCTGCTCTTGGGCGCTCCTGTGCTTCATTACCTAATTTAGCCAATTGACCAATCAAGCCATACTCAAAGTTAGCCGATAGCAACTTGCCAAGAAGTCCACCGCTGATTGCTTTGTCAAAGGCGGTGAACTTGCCAGCCAAGACTCCAACGCCACGAATAGCATCGGCGGTAAAGTTAGATAAGCTGCTCATGGCATCGGCGACATCTTGGATATCTCCATCTTTGCCACCGGCTAGAGCTAGTGCATCGACTAAGCCTTTGCCAATTGTCTCCTGAGCGTTGCCCGCTGCAACTGTGAGAACCTGCAACTTGCCAGCATAGGTCTCGAGGAAGGCTGCGTTAGCGCCTGAAAACTGAGCATTGAAGCGTTGTTGTACTTCTGTGAATGAGACGGTTGTGAGCTGTGCCTTGGTAAGCCCAAGGTTGTATTTTCTTAATCCTCTTGTGTTGCCGTTATAGGCATTAGCCAAGTCCTGAGACACGGTTGTGAGATCGATGCCGCTTGCTCTTGAGGCTTCAATCGCCATCGTCAAGAGTTCCTGAGACTTAGTTAGTGATCCAGTTGTGGTCAGCAATGCTTGGAAGGCAGGGCGCAGTTGATCATCGAGGACTGAACTGCTTGACTCGAGCTTGGAGATGTAGTTATCAATCTGAGGCTGTGCGAAGGCTAGCCCTAGATTCTTAACCGCTGTGGATAAACGATTGGCTGCTGCTTCATCTTCTGCAAAGGCTTTGACTGATGCCTTGCCGAAAGCAACAATTTTGGTAAGCGCAAAGACTGATACAAGCTGCTTGCCTAGTTTGCCAACAGCCTTGTCGAGTGAACTGGTTGCCTTCTGTGCCTTAGTAAAGGCTGCTTTGCCGGTAAACTCGGAAGCAATATCAACTCTTAAATCTGCCACTAGACTGGTCTCCTTGCATTAAATTTAGCTGCTGAAGTCTCGATTGCTTTGAGAACTCCTGCTGTTGCTTTGCCACGATCTTCCTCGAAGGCTCTGAAGATTGCTCTACCTGTCATCTTCTGACCCTGACCAACGAGCTGACCGCCGAGCTTTGGAGTGAACTTTCCAGTAACGCCAGACTTGCGACCGGCTGTCTCATAGATAGCACCGGCAGCAGACTTATTAAAGATAGATGCTAAGGCTCTGAATCCTCGGCGATTGGCTTTGCTTGGGCTGCTCTTGTAGCTGATGCTACGGCTGACCTGAGTTCTGTCATAGTAGCGATTAGCCCAGCGACCCTTAGCGCCTTCGCGCTTAAGCCAGCCAGATGGCACTTCTGAGTTAGCAGGCAGGAAGCCTCGAGCGTTCCTAGTTACCGGCTTGAGAAAGTTAGCAATCTCTTTGGTTGTCTCTTTGGCTAAATCCGGCTCAAAGTTACGCAACGCTTTACGAAGAGCGACGGCGCCTTGCAGTTGAACTGGCATCGCTTCGCTCCTTCGCTATGTCCTTAAGGACTTCTATATGTGCCTTAAACGCCACCGCAGGTAATTCCACGATGGATTGGAAAGGAACTCCATACTCATAACTCAGACGAGCTGCGAGATAAGTAATGGAGTTCCGATCCACCCTTAGACTAAAGGGTCAGACTCTAAGACCTCAACTGACTTGAGTGTCTCAAGGAACTGTTCCCCGAAAGGTTTAACGGTTTCACCTGAGCGCCTGATTGCTTCCCAGCAGAGCCAGTAAACATCTGACTGCTTCTGATCCTCAATCAAGGCTTTGTGAAAGCCCTTCTTGGCATATTGCTCAAAGCTATATTCAAGCACCGGAGTTATCTCAAACTCTTGTACCTGTCCATCAGCCCTTGTTACTTTGATTCTTGCCATTGTTAGCCCCTTACTTAGTTGATTATGGTGCTGTTGTTACAGCGATTGTACCGTTTACATTCCAAGTTACGCTCTGAGTTGAGAGGTCTCCAACTGCACCGTTAATAGGTGTTGTGTTATTGACTAGGCAGCTCATTGTGTAAAGTGGGTTTGTAGCTGAGACGGTTGATGAAGTCTGCTTGACTGTAACAGTCGTGCTTGTTCCCCATACTGTCTGAAGTGTCTGGAGTGTCTTTGAAGTTGCTTCATCATTAAAGAAGTCGATTGTGATTGAAGATGCTTCCAAGCCCTTGACGAACTTGTGTCCTGAATCGCCCATTGCTGTAACTTCGAG